TCTGTATCATCTAGTGTTGAAACATGCACAGTTACATTTGAAACACGTGACCAAGAGAATGATGAGGTAGCATTTAACTCACTGATCTTTTTTGAAATAACAAAGTATCTATTAGTTGAAAAGTCTACGTCCGCATCAGTTAAATTGACCTCAAATGAGGCTGACTCTCCCTCAGATACTGCGTCAATTGAAGAAAATCTAATAAGGATTCTAACTGCTGAAGGATGCTCATCCTCAGCACCTCTTGTATTAATTACAGAAAATGCTAACCTTAGTTCATCTGATGGAGAATTCTTATCAAAGTTTAATGAGATTCCATTTAGGTGAATGTGGTCGCCAGAATTATAAACTAAATTACCAGCAGAATATCCTAAATCTGACAAGTTACCACGAATTGCCACAGCATTATTTAAGAATCTAGGAGTCTCGTATCTTGAAGTTCTTGCAACATTTGAGAAAACTTCGTTGTCAGAGTTTGTATGAATAACCTTGCAGTCCTTAGACACTCCGTCCACGAAGTATGTTCCGTCGATCTGGTTTGCTTCATTTCCACCGTCAAGTGCTGTATAGATCACTGGAATCGTTTCCACATTGGTGCCGTGATATTGCCAGTTTTCATTTTGCGAAAATGAATAAATAGTTCTACTAGCTTTTGATCCAGCATCTGGGTTTGCTTGGGCAGAGAAAAGACCTAATTCAGTGATTTCATATCTTTCTTCTGTTGGAAGTTCTGCAGTAAGCACAACATTTGTATAAAAAGTTTTTGCCAATCCTCCAGAAGAGTATGATCCAGTAATAGGATTTACGATTGTAAAAGTAGTAGAGTTTGCAGCAACAATAATGCCTTCGTGAATATTAAATTGTGACGGAGCAACTCCAGTAATAGTTACTGTATCTCCAGGAACAAAGCTATTGTTTGCAGTGTAGACGACTGACGATCCAGATATAGATGCACCAGTAATGGTAGCTGATCCAGAAATCTCTGTAACATACCCTCTTGAAGTTATAGGAACTCTAAACATCTCAAAGTCTAGATTTTCTTTTAGTCTCTGAGAAGATATATCTGCTGATGATGGAACATAAGACTCGTCGTATGGGGTTGGGCCACAGCCTACAGCAATATAAGAGGCATAGGCTGGTGCCTGGCCAATCAGGTATTTTGTAAGTAGGGCTTGCCCTTTATTAGTAATCATATTATCCTCAATATATTATATCAGTAGTGTCTGCGGCTTTGAACTCAATTTCTATCTGCATGTTATCTTCTAGATTATGTAGCTCTAAATTAACATTTCCAGACTCATCTACATAAATGTGATTATCAAGGCCTGATGGGTCGTCAGTTGTTGCTGGCACATACTGATATCTTTTTAGTGCAAATCTACCGAATGTTTGCTCTATTGGATTCTGTACACCAATTAAGTTTGACCCACCAAAGATATTCTCAATTTTTACTAGATTTGATATCTGCTGATACTTAATGTCTATTCCATTAATTAAGTCATGTCTTGCGATGTTAAGAATTTCTGTACCACCAATATCTTCAAAAAGAAGGTCAGTGATTGCCTCTATAGGCATTGCCTCTTCGTTTAGCTGGATCAGGTCTGGGGTTGCTGCCTTAGTCTCTGGCTGAGTTGCCGATGATGATGTAGCTGGCGTAGCAGGCAAAATAGAAACTTGTGGTGTAGCACTGAGGTTTTTTCTATAATTCTCTACTGCTTTTGCCCAGGGAGTTTCTGGGCCAAACTGTGGATCTCCCATTATATTACCTCACTCAAATATGCTATTGTTTCTGGACCATCGGAGTTTCTATTATAGCTTATGCTATAAACAACAAATCTCTTGTCTTCGCCAACAACCAAGTCAGTTCCAGCATTATCTGACATAGCTATCTGAACAATGTCTCCGAGCTGAAGGGTTACTCCACCAAAAATGTTTAGGCCAACTGACTTCCTTGGCTTTATCGTTTTATTGATTAGCCACCCCATAAGTTCTTTTGCAGCATCCGAATTCTGGATATATTTTGCATCAATAGCGAATGAGTTAGTTCCATACGTAGATCTACTAGAAACTATGTCAAAGTATTGCTTTTTAGCTCTTATAGGTGACTCTACTGGATTCTTGTCTAGTCTATCGATATCAGACAAATTGCTATTGTCATTAAAGAAGTCTCCAAGAGTTAGTACCTTGTCAGAGTTCTGTGTGAATGTTACCCCCTGGATTCTTAGATAGTTTCCAGTTGTTTCATCTAGACTGATAACAGTATCTGTATTATTAAAGACTAAAAACTCTGCTCCATATGCTCCTGGAATAAAACCAGATACAGTATATCCCTTTAGCTTATTGAAGGTTGGGGATATTTGTGCAGACAGTGCTGGGTATGCCTTATCATATTTGATTTTAAAGTAGGCTGCTTCACGCATGATTGTTCCAAATTCTTCAAAGTACATATCATATCCAGCACCTTGCTGAGAACTGATGTCAGAAAGATATGTCTTTTGAACTGCACCGCTCATAGAATATTTTCTTAGTGATTCTGAGATGTCTACATCGGTATCACCAAATACAGAATTAATTGGCGTTCCAAGTGTTGTTCTTGAGTCAAGTGAGTACTTCTTTGTAATTGCAAATACATTCTCAAACATCATCTTGGATGTTCCTCTAATAAACAATGCCATATTGTTATAGACTGGAAGCCTATCTGCATCGTCTACAATAGCTACACATCGATTATTTATGTATAGATAGAATCTTCTTGTGCTTTTTCCAATATCCTCATACTCTATCGACAGGTCATAAACCGTAGGATTCTCTTCTCCAAAGACTCTAGACTGGCCAACAAAGCTTCCAGAGTCTACTAGGATGTTAGCAAGTCCAGACCATAACTTAATTGGAACAGCATTTTTTGATGAATTCCCCTTAACCTTATAAAAAATAACATTGCTTAGAGCCTCTGAGCTTGCTTCTGAGGATGTTCCATTTGTTAAAGCCATGATTTCGAAGTAGTATCCGTTATTATTAGAAGAGTTTAGCAATACGGCTAGTCCGCCAGATGCCCCACCGATCTTACCGTTATCATAGTAGCCCATCGATCCTGCTGGTGTTTGGGTCTTTGTTTTTCCATCTTCATATCTTCCAACAATTCTAACCCTTGTCCCAAAATGAGAATATGAGTTGTTTAAGCTCTTTGGTACATAGCTTATATAATCGCTAGCAGCAAGGTCAGAAGTAAATGTTGGCCCAGTAAAGACAAGTGCTGAAGACTGAACAGTTCCTATTTCAGTGGCCTTTAGTGCCTTAATATCCTTCTCACTCTTATTTGTTCCACCCAAAGCATTTTTTATAATTCCATTCCTGGATGCTGTTACCACTGTAGAGTTGGCTATTCCAGCCTCTCCAAGAGTAGCAGCCTTACTATCTGCTGTGGCATTTTCAGGGTTGGCCTTAATTAGATCTGACAGGGGCAGCTTACATCCTAGTGTTGAGTTAATAGCATTGTTTGACCAGTATTCAGATATTCCAGATTCGTGAGAAACTATTGGGGTCCCAAACTGTCCTCTACCGTGAGATCTTACTTCTCCATCTTTAAACCTTGTAACGCCATCAACTACTTCGTAGTATGGCTCTGAGTATATCCTAACTCTACCTGTTGGGAATATACTTTTTCCAAATTTAACATTTTGAAAGTAATCAGAGTATTCCTGAGTATTCTGAATCCATACGTTTCCAACGGTACTTGGTATGCTATATTCTACAGCATCGTAGTGAATGATTTCTCCATTTGCGTAAAAGTATCCGTCATATCTTGATAAGAAGTATGATCCCTCGCCAAAGTCAATAATATTATCGACTACCACACCGTTAATTACTGATGGTGGGTTAGCCGATAGTGGTGAGTTAAGTGGAATTGCTGACAAAGAGTATGCCGATGAAGATGTTAGCTCTCCGTTTTGACTCTTGGTGTTTAGAGTACCAGATGCCTCCCAAAGAAGTGCTGGCTTATAGATCCATGTTTTATTTCTATCTTGAAGCATAGCCTGCTTAATGGATCCATAAGATCTTTGAATATATCTTTCCTTATAGGTAATCTGTCCATCATTAAATACTTTATTATCTCTAGAAGAAATTTCTTCAATGTTTGCAAAGTTAGATTCAGATCTATTTCCAGATAAAACAAGATCAGTTGCTCGCTGGTCTGCACTCGGCATCATGTAATCTTTGCTCATAATCACTAGGTTGTTTTCTTCGTCAAAGAACATTGCTGACTGAGAGGAAACTGCAAGATCCTGAAGGACCTGCAGAGTAGACTGTTCTGGAGCTACAAAGAAGTATGGAATAATAAGTTCTTTTTCATCTTCAACTCTTAGGAATTTATAGTTGGTGAATCCAATGTTATCCAGTAATGTTGATATTGCGACACTTAGAGAAACGTCAACTAGCAATAGTTCTGGTGCAAGGTTTGTCTCAAGCAAGAACATTAGGTCTCTAAGCTCTATGGATACTTCTCTAGATGATCCAGAAATTTGAGGCTTTTCTGAAGAGTACAAAGTCTTTATTGGAATTAGCTCTGAGTTGCCAGATGCTGTTGTTACCGTTTCGTATATTGAAAACTTAATAATCTGATCTAGGTATGGTGCAACAACACTTTCTGTATTATTTTCATTAAACACTTGATCGTAGTCGAATATGTTTAATGTTCCAACTGAAGCTAAAAGTTGACCAACTGGCATTCCAGCATTTCCTAGGTCAGATGCACTTTTTGTAACAGATACACCTTCTACTAAGTCTGTCATGTCTGCAACAAGTCTTGGAGATAGCTCAATTAAATCAAACGTAGTTGCGTTTGTATTCATCTGATCTACCACAATGCGAAGTCCAGAGATATATTCAAACTTTGAGTACTGCTTTTTGCCTGTAACACTATTAATAAAGTAGTCTGGACTAGAAATTTTATCTAGAGAGTTTCTGTAGTCAATAACGGAGTTTTGAGACAAAGACCATCCGTATACAGCCTCAAATGTTTCGTATGAGCTCCCTGTGTAGATATAGAAAGTTCCAGGTGCAGACTCAGAGGGCTTTATCAGAAATGCTGATCCAGTTTCTGGACTATCTGGAAGCATGGATTCTGTAATGTACATTCTCTTATAGTTAAATATAGAGCTGTATCTATCTGGAATCTTAATACCATAGAATACTTCTACCGTTCCATCTTCTCCAATAATTGGAGTATTATCTGATCTAAGATCTGTTGGCAAGAAACTAATTGCATCTGTCCAGTTAGAACCATCTAGATACTGAATTCTCCACTTGGTAGGAGTTTTACTGTTCTCGTATCCATAGAAAGGGTCTGGAAATGCGTTTCCGCTAGTATTATAAAAAGACCCCTTATTGTCCGATCCAACATGTGTTTGCATTTTTACTACAATCCTGTTGGCTGGAACTGGGCTGTTATAAACAATAAAAGGTGCTACGTCATCTATTCCGTATGCCCCCGATGGAAGAGGATACGATACTCCACGAAGCTTTCCGCCCTCAGATCTGTCCGATGTCCAATACTTAAACTTATCGTTCTTAGAAGCTAGATAATATCTAGGTCTTTTTGCCATATCTTTATTAGCATAGTGAAAATAGCTGTTGGCTGAATATGGGATTCTGGCTTTATTGATTCCAGATCTTGGCCTAAATCTTCCAAAACAATCTTCTAGAGAAAACAGGATGTTTGTCAATTGTTGTTTAGATGAAAAAGCTAATGCCTGGTTTGAGTCATCGAATCCTCCATCAATAACTACATCAGCATCTGTTGCACCAGTATAGTAATTTCCAGAGTCATATCTGTCAAAGGTTTCTGGAACTAGGTTGTAGATTGATGAATTTTCTTGCTGTCTATACCTATAATTTCCAATAGATAGGAAATTGCTAGGAATATTCATATTCCATTCTGCAAACACGCTAGATTTAACGTTTATTGATGACGTATTGCTTAGCTCTGAAAGAAAGGTGCTGCTTCCAAACATTATACCTCTTCCAAAGAGATAGAGATGTTCCAAAGATCGTGATTGTGGCCACCACGCTTAACAACGTCATAGTCAAATGAGGAAACAAACATTTCAATTGCTTGTGGATATTCTGCCAATCTTAGGTATCTGTTTTCGTCTTTTTCAAACTCAGTATACTTATCGTAAGATAGGTATACCCAAAATGACCCCTTGTGATTTTCATACCAATTTAGAATGTCTACTCCACCAGCACCTCCATCAGATGTCACTATTTGCTGCTGTGTCAAAGATGAGCTTGGCTGGCCAGTAGTCGAATTAAAGTTAGGATATGTAGCAAAACCCCTAGATGGCAGCATTGTCCAAGATGTAGAAATATTAAGCTTATCGGCAATATGATATGAACGCATCTGTCCATTTATCATTCTTTTACGAGACTCAATTCTTACATTGTTAAACTTTAGAGAGTCACGGTTGTCGTCAGACAGGATGAGGAATTGGTCTTTTAGAGAATCGTCAGTGACTGAGTCTACGTTATCATTTACTTCTAATCCATAGGGAACATACTTACCATTAATTACCTGTGGTGGTTGCACTGACCACATCATCCCCTGGGGACGAGCGTATGCCTTTCTACCATCCAAGTATTGCTGGGTTGTCATTATAGCCTTATTCCTCTAACTCTTTGTGAGTCTATTTGCTTTATTTGTGATATTACGACTCTTGCAATCTCTGATGGATTAGCGTCTGATCTCACATTAACATTTAGCTCATAATTATTATACACTGACTCGCCAGAATAAGATCCATTGTTTATAGCCCTTAGTCTGTCTGTTCCAAAATTCTCTACGGCATACTTCTTTACTACGAACTCTCCAGGAGTAAGCATAGCAGGAACGGTATCTGTCCCACGAGCAAAACCACCAGCTGCAAAGTATTTAGGAACCATTCCACCATTATTCATGCCCATAGCAGCAACCGCTCTGGCCCAAGGAGTATTAGGTCCGAACTGGCTGTTGGATCCAGAAACGCCAGGCAATGAAGTACTAAGAGCAAATCCTGAAGCACTTGCTCCCACACCAGAACTATCTACTCTGCCTGTTGTTCTAGCTGCCAACACAGCGTTTAGATTTCTAGCTGCTTCTTCTGCAGCCTTCAAAGCAGTAACAAATTCATCTGTTTGTGTTTTTGCAATTCTAATATTGCTGGCTATCAGGTTCCACTCTTCCTTAGTTTTGCCAGAAACAGTCAGTGCTGAAATATCCTTTTGCAGTCTTTCTTCTGCAAGCCTAACTCTTTCTTGTGCTGGTTCTAATGTCTCTTCTTCTATCTTCTTGATTTGCTTTTGAAGACTTAGAGATTCCGCCTCGATCTGAGCTTTTGTCTTGCCATTTACTGTAAGACCAGCAATCTCAGAAGCCCTTGCATTTTCAAGAAGTTTCTTTTGATTCTCAAAACTTGATGCTGCTTGCTCGGCACGTGCATCTTCAATTGCTTTAGCAGCTGCTGAGATATCTCCCTGAGAAAGTGCGTCAGCGATAGTGAGCTGTGACTTTTGCTGTCTAGAAATATCCTCATTGACAGACTGAATCTTTTCAAGTGCGTCTATTCGATTGTCGTACTTCTTATTAATGGCATCTTCTTGTAGCTGAATGTCATCCAAAGAAGCGTTTAAGTCATCTAGAGTATATTGCAATCCAGCAATCTGTGACTGAGCCCCAGAAATTAGATCGTTATCTGCCTTATTGGCTTTACTAAATGCTAGTTGTAGTTGTTCTTCTAGTGCAGAGAATCTCTCTCCTACCTTAGAGTATGCGTCATCAAATTCTTGAGTTGCCCCCTCTAGCGTCTGCTTTTGGATATTTTTAAAATCTTTAGCAGCTTTCTCTGATTCTTTTATGGCTTTTGCAAGTGCCTTCCATTCTTTGCTACCAACCTTTGTGCTAGCAAGAGCAGCAGCAAGAATTGGATCCTTTGCAAGCTTAAATGCTTCTTCAGTTCCATAACCAGCAGCTTTTAGCTTATTAAAAGCTTTTATCTGATTAGCTATTTCAGCGGTCTGCTGTTTCATCTGGTTCATGGCCTTGGCAAACACTGACTCACCAGTTCCGTCATTTCCATAATCACCAGTTGCAGCGTTTACCTCTTCTTGCTTTTTTCTTAAATCTTCTGCGGTCTTTGATATTAGGGACATTCTTTCTTGAGCCCTGACATATGCCTGAACATCCTTGTTCACCCCAGACTCATAGTCACTGATCGTCTTAAAATCTGCAATAGCCTGAGACAATGCTGCAACTGAAGGAATGGCTCCTAGCATAAGGCTTTGCATGATAAATACCTCTTTGCCAGTTCCAGCAATTTGAGGAAGTAGTTCGGCAAATGGCGACTTGGCTGCCTTCATTTGTTCTGTAAACTTAGCAAAAACACCTTTTGTTAATTCTACTGCACCCTTACCAGTTTTTAGTGCATTTGCCAAGACGCCCCACTGCTCTTGGTATTCCTTATTGCTAATAGCACCATCTTTAAATAGCTGTTGTACTGCCATCAACCTATTTGCAAAGTTTGTAGACTGGGTCTCAAAGGCTGCGTCATACTCTTTTGTTTGAGTAATCTGCTCTTTAGTCCCAAACGACATATTTCCAGAAAGAACCTGAACTTGAGAAACCTTTCTGCCCTTTTCAAATGCCTTATTAAATTCTGCTGCCATACTTTCTGCAGACTTTTTAAAGTTAGCTTTTCCAGCTTTAGTCTTTAAATCAAAGCTCTTTACCTCAAAGACGACGTCTGTTCTTCCAGCCTCGATCTTAAGTGCATCAATAATCTGCTGAACTTCTTTCTCAGTATATTCCTTAGAGAACAACGAAAGGGCTAGAGTCTCAAATGTCTTTACAGCTTCTTTCTTAGTTGCAGTGCCTAGAACCTTGATGTCTGCAGCAAACTGCTCTTTGAATGCTGGATCTTCCCTTAAGCTCTTTATCTTGGTTTGAGCATCTGCTGACATTGGCCCAGTACCAGCACCAACTGTGCCAATTGATTCTATGACGCTAGGTGTGGATGGCTTCCCAAAGAATGATCCCAAAGCTTCTAGCTTTTTCTTTGTCAGGGTTGCTGCATCGCCAAGACCCTCGATCTTTAATCTTTCCTTTTCTCTTTGCTCATTAATCCAGTTATTAAGCATAATAAATCCAGAAATAACTGTAAATGCAATTCCTAATACACCAACAAACTTTCCAAGACTCATTACGGCTTTGCCACCAACGGTTACCATCCTACTAAAGAATCCACTAATCCCCTTGGCTCCAGTAGACTTTGCATTAAGACCTAAGAATCTACCTTCTGCATTTAGTTCTGCTGCTGTTGTCAATGCTGAAAGGGCAACGGAAGCTCCGAATACAACATTTCCAAATTCTCCAAGAGACTGTCCAGACATCAAAGCTATTCCAGATAGCCCAGATAGAACATATGAAAGGTTTCTTATGTTAGCACCAAATGACCTTGTCTTGCTTGCTGTATCTTCTACCGCAGTGGTCAAAGATTTTTGAGATGCCTCAGCTTTTTGACGTACCTCTAGATCTCCTTCTCTAATAAATCTTCTAGGAGTTTTTGCTTCTTTGGTTGCTGCGAATGCTGTTGCCTGGGTTGGTGGTGTTTGAATAACCATACCGCCGTTGCCGTCAGGGACTGCTGTTACACGTCTATTTTTTCTACCAACTTTTTTAGCCTCATCAATTTGTGATTCAATGCCTTGAATTGCCCCGATACCAATATTTTCTCCAGCCTCATAGGCTTCTTTAGATGGTGAACTCTGGTCTGTAACATCTTTTACTGCAGATACCATTTCATATTTAACGTCATCTACCACGGCAAGAGCTACTGGCTTAAAGTCTTCTTGAAGGGCTCCCTGCAAAATTCCAGATTTTGTCTTGCCCTTTGATCCTCCACCAAGTTTTAGTAGCTTACTTGGATCTGCTGATTTTCCATCTGGACCAATCATGTATCCTGGCCTATTAGGGTCCATAGTGTATCCAGCAGCAAGCATCTGTGCCTGAGTTGCTGTTCCACGAGCTTCCGTAGTGTTATTGGCAGCTACAAAGAAAGCATCTGATAGTTTTCCTCCATTATTTTTTAATTGTGTCAGGGTGTTCTTTGCAAACTCTGCAATAGCCTTGTCTGTAACTACAAAATTATCATCTAGTTGTGATGCAGCTCTGATTTGATCTGCAATGCTTTTATCAAATATGACCAACTCATCTGCCACGTCTTCTAGCTTTACTCCAGCTGCAGCAAGTGACTTACTCCACTTAGCAACACCACGAGAGTCGTAGTCTTCTAAGAAATCTTTTGGCACAACTCCTGATCTACCAGGCTTCATGGCTTCATTAAATGATTGCCTTGTATCAAAACCAAATCCGCCGTATGTCCTCATAGCTGCTCCGCCGAGGCCCTGATCTATTTTTCTCTGAACATCTTTTGGAACTTTTCTTCCAGTTGAAGTTAGCACATCTGCAAAATCTTGCAAAGACATTTTTAGTGGCTCAAATATATGTGCAAATACTGTCATATATTGGCTTGGAGTATCTAGTGTTGCTGGAGCTTTTTTACTAGGGACTATTCCACTATTATTTTTTGCATATCCAGGAATGTTTATCTTTTTACCAGCAAATAGTGCACCAATAATTCTTGGATTCTTCTTAACAGTGGCAGCGTCAATTACTGCTTCGCCATTTGATAAGTCTACTGGGACAAGGTCGTCCTTTGGTCCTCCTGGACCACGAACCATTCCGCCATTTGCCATTTTTGCAGCAGGTCTAGTACGACCAACAGCAGGAACATTAAATGCTGCTGCTGCAGTATTAGCTCTTTGAAGTGCTGAGACATAGGCTCCGATTGCATTTGCCTCAGATGTGAATGTCTGAGTAAGTTTTCCGTGTACCTGATCAAGTGAGGCTGCTACTGATGCCGCTTTAATTTGCTCAGTAGTCATGTATGATATCTGCGAGCCAAGGTCATTTGAGGAAACTGAGGCTCTGTTAAAAACATTCTTTACAAAGGTAAATCCCTTAATGATATTTGCAACACCGTTAGCAAGCAAACCAAAGGTCATTAGCAGAATCGGACCAATGCCACCAACAACAGCTACTAGACCAGTAACAAAACTTTTGGTTTTCTCATCTAGATTATTAAATGCAGTAAGCAACTTAGTTCCAAACTCAATTACTGGGGTCGCAAGCTTTAAAAATATTTCTCCAACAGGAGCCAATGCCAGCTTAATGTCTTCAATTGACTTCTTAAACTTAAACATTGATGACTCAGATACCTTGCTCAATTCTCGTTCTGATAGCTGTGCTAGTTCTGCAGATGTCTTACCAGCCATTTCTAGAACCTTAGACGCCTGAGTTCCCTCGCCAATTACGTTTTGAAATAGAGTTGATAGTCTTGAAAACTGGAACTTTCCAAACAGCTGCTCAATTGCTCTGGCTCTGGCTAGTGGATCTAGCTTATCCAAGGCGGTGGCAAAGTCAATAACTACACCCTTGACATCGCCCTTATTGCTCTCTACAATCTTTTTAATATTGATTCCATAACCAGCAAGCATGTTTGATGCTTTTTCTGTTGGGTTAATCAAAGATGCAAGACCAGACTTTAGTGCGTTAGCACCTTCTGACGCATTAATTCCACCTTCCTTCATAGCTGTTAGGAAGAATGCGAGATCTTCTACTCCACCACCAAGCTGTTTTACAACTGGACCAGCTTTTGGAATAGCAATTGTTAGATCTTCAATAGAGGTAACTGTCTGGTTTTCTACTGAGTTAAGGAAGTCGATCTTTGATGCTAGATCTTCTGCTGCAACACCAAACGCATTTGTAACAGAGATTGTTGTCTCTAATGCCTGCTGTTGCTCTACTTGACCAAGAACGGATAGCCTTGTTGCTTCTGAAACCTGTGCAGTTAGGTCAGCACCAGTCTTACCCTGGGCTGCTGCAGATGCAGCCAATCCCATTGTCTTATCTACAGCAACACCATATTTAGTAAACTCAGAAGCTAGTGTTTTGATTGACTCTAGCATAGCGTCTGTTTGGCCCTGGTCAGTCATCAGGTCGCCGTACACACGCTTGAATTTAATTGCCTGATCTTCTATTGCCATAAATGATTTAGCAGCTGTAGCACCAAATATAGATAGAGGAATTGTAAAACCAACCATAAGCTGACGACCAGCCCACTGTGTGTTCTTACCAAAATTTAGAAGGTTAGTTGAACCCTGCTTAAGTAGCTGATTCAAAAGTTGCTGACGCTGTGCAGCAATAGCAGTCTTTGTTGCTAGGTTATCCATGTCAAGAACTAGCGGTCTTACCGCAATAGCCCTCACCGCACCGTTGGCGTCACGACCCATTCTTATGTACTGAGTTTGTAGATCCTTGACACGTTCACGTGCTACCTTATTTATTGTGTCAAACTCTGTACGAAAGAATCTTCCGAAAGACCTTGATGCTCCACCAGCATATCTAAAATACTCTCCAAGAGAGAGCTTATTCTTTTCTAGCGAATTTGTAAAAGTTTCAGTTGTTGTCCGTACAGTCTGTACGCTAGCAGAAAACTTTTTAGTAGCATTAATATTATCTATTAATGTCTTTTGAAAATTAGAGGCTGCTGCTGCATTAGCTGCAGAGCCATTTGCCATTGAGGTATGGAAGGCTGAGATCTGTCGTTGCAGATTTTTGATACTGGCCAGTGCATCACTGGTATCAATATCTATCCGTATATTGGCCTGAACGTTATCTTCAGCCATCCACTAACACCTCTTTATTTATTTAAGAGTATTGATGACATCTGCTTCAGATAGATTAATTCCTGATGCTTCTTCAATAATCTTGTACACTGTTGGCAAGTCTAGGACTTCCTCTAGTGCTGAGAGATCTTCGGAGATCTCTGGCTTGTACTGCTTCATTGCGATCTGAACACACTGCAATAGAACGTCCATTGATTTGTCGTTATCTTCTGCTACCTGTGCTACTTCGTCAAACTTTTTCAAAAACTGTCTAAGAAGAGAGATCTTTAGTGGTCTAACGGTAATCTTTGTACCGTCAATTAGCACTACCTCTTTTTCTTCATTAATAGTTGTTGCCATATTATTTGTTTCCTCTCATATAGGTATTATCAATTATAGCATACGGGTCTAGTGAATTAGTCTATTCTTTCATAGCTTAGACCCATGCCAATTCCAAATCCAGCCTTCTGAGCATTTACTCCTTGATATGCAGTAATGTCATTTGGATCGCCTGTTTTTCCACCACTGAATACTCTTGCCTTCATCGCTTCCCAGGCATTTGCTTCTGGTTTTCCAGTTTGCTTATCTAGGTCAACGCCCTGAATAGCTGCAAAGAACTTCTTTTCCTGATAGTCAAGCTCTCTTTTAGATTCAAGGGTCGCAATTAGTTCTGGCATTGATAGGGACTGTTCTAGATCTAGATAGTCTTTCCAAATGCCCAGCAAAAATGCCTCTGACTCTAGCTTTGCTAGATCAAGATTTTCCCAGGATGCACCACTAGAGTCTTCTTTACTATTAGACTGCTCAGAATCTTTAGATTTTGTGCTTATTCCTGCAGCAACATCAACGATCTTATATATTGTTGGTAAGTCAACGCTGTCTTCTAGATCCTCTATTGTCTTGATTGATGGATAATACTGTCTCATTGCTACCAGGGCACAGTCTATAAGTCTTTCTACAGATTCTGTTTCACCAACAGCATCTTGTATTTTTGCAAACTTATCCATAAAGTCTCTAAGATAGATAATCTTAAGCGGTGTTATGGGAATAATCGTCCCATCTACCAAAGATATGTTTTCCATGTCGTATATTTTTGTTGCCATCCTACAAGTATACCAAATACAAAACCCCCCAGCTATTAAACTGGAGGGCTTGCTATTAAATTATTATTTAGTTTTATGATGCTGGGATAGTGCGATCAACGATCTTACCGTATGACGCTGAGTCATTTGGTAGAAGGCGGAAAGATACCTCAAACATGGTTGCTTCGTCACGCTTAGCTGATACTGTAACATTTTCAATTGAAAGTGCACGGTATGCAACGTAGACACGCTCTAGTGAGCTACCAACTTCACAGTCACCTGTGCCTGGACCAACTGCAACTAGACCACGCTCTACTGGACATTCACCGATGTCACCAGCAGATAGGTTTAGTGTTGGGTTTCCAGCAACAGTGCTTAGGTCAGCATCCTTGCCTGCTAGAGAGAACAATAGGTTCTCTAGAGTAGACTCAGCAAATGTAGTATTCAGGTTAACCTGCATACCCTGCTTGTAAAGCTTAGCAACGTCAAGAACCTGGTCAACCTGGACTTCACCGAAGTCTGGCTGGAACTGTAGCTCGAGACCGTTCATTGTGTAACCAACGTTGCGGAAGTCAGCGTCATCTGACAGCGTATCCTTAAAGGATGTAGCTGTTGCGTACGCTGGTAGATCTGCATCGGTTAGAACACCTGCTTCGTATGTAAAAAGTGCTGCTGCACCAACAATGATGTTAGCACTTGTACCACGTGTATATGCCATAATATTTCACCTCTTTTTCTGTATGGAATAAGAAGGCGATGTTTCCTCAAGATTAAGTATACCAGTATTTATGAAATAGGCAGGTACTTGTTTGGATCGTATGGGAATTCCTCTGGATCGAGGGTCGGATCTGGCTGATAGTTAGGGTTTAACTCTGGTACCAGGTGGTATTCATACTCAATGATGATCTTATTACCACCATAGGTTCTGGCAGTACCAAAATCAATGATGTCTGCCACCTCTTCTAGCTGATATACCCTAAATTTGTGAAAATAGAACTTTGGAGACAAACCGCCAAAAGTCTTGCCTTTTGACCAGTTATTGATCTCTTCTGCAGTCTCATCCTCACGGTCCATTAGTCTAAGGGTTAGCTCTGTGACAGAAACCATCTTTTCGGTTACTCCATCTGAGGTTGCAAAGAAGTAGTACAACAGCTGCTCACCTTTTATGTGTGGAAATGGTGATCTACGAAGTCTTGTAAGTCTATCATATGTGCAGCGAATGCCACCATATCCATAGTTCTGCCCACCAATATTTACAAATGTCTCAGTAAGGTCGTCAATGGTATTTGGTGATGGTGGGAAAAATGGAACACCAATCTCTAGCTCCCCAGCTAGCTTTTCTTTTAGATACTCGTTAATCCAAAGCATTGGGGTATTAATTATTCCAGAGGTAACCTCTTCTGCTGATCTTAAACTCATCTTCCAACTCCTGCATTTGCTATCCAACGATAGCCAGTTTGAATACCCTTTGCTTTTCCACCCTTTTTACCTGCAGCCATGTCCTTCTTGAATACTTCTGGATTGCTCAGATATTTTCCAATTCCGCTGGCTTTCAGAAATGCTTGGGTAAAGTATCTATTAAAAAATAGATCCATTGTTTTCTCAAAACCCTTTTCTGCAGCTGTTCCTCCAGGGTTCTCAACGGTAATTGGCCCCTTAGAAAAAACATCTTCTCCGTTCTGGCTAAAAGCCAAAGCCTTAGCTTTCTTAGGTCTAATAACTACTGGAATACCATTCTCAATAATGGTTGCCTTATCGTAGAATGGCACTCTCGACCCAGCCTTAACCGTAGTAGATTGTCTAAATGATGATTTTATCGATAGCCCCAAACCACTAACGGTATAGCCAAGGTCATATAGTCTAGCTGATGGACTTCCTACCATATTCCATTCATATACGTGGTGCAACATCTCTGGGTTTACCCTTGCATTGGCATCAACAAACTCTTTTAAAAGTTCTATAGTTTCTACTCCAACAGAGTGCATAAACTGAGTCTTTCCTCTTTGAACACCTTCTAGAAAGCCTATAGAGTAATTCATGATATTGTTCATATCCTTGGCAAATGCCCTAGAATTAAATACTGTTCTCAAATGTCTACCGCCTGATTTTCTGATCTACGTAAGACAATTTTAAAATATTCTACAGACCCAAATGGGCCTACGAATGGCTCCATGGTAGCAACCTCAAAAATTGTTGCCTTTCCAGATCTTGGGCCAGAGGTTTCGCTATAAACGATATTTCCATGCTTATCCTTGACATTGCTAACAATGATATTTGTAATAGAATTATTAGCACTATTACTTGAAACTCTAATATCTGTTTTTAGTCTTCCGACTATGACAAGTTCTTGTGTAATCTGAATGTTTGGGGTAACATCTTCTTTTAATGCTGAGCCAGATGTTGAAAGTGAACAGACTACAGTTCGGTCATGAATCCACTGCTTCTTAACATTTCCATATACTGCTTGTTCTACTATTGGATAGAAAATATCCATGCACATTGGAAAAGTAAAATCTGGAGTCTCGCAAATAGCCACTATAGAACTCCGACTTTAGTAATAGACTTCATGTACTTGTCAAGTATCTTGTCTACTATTACGTTACCTGTTCCGCTCAATATTGCCTTGTCAAACTGAATTCTGAATTGATCAGTATTGTATGATGTTACATAACGCTGGTAGTAATCAAGCTTTCCGCACTTTAGATCATCAATCAGCATCTCTGTAGCATACTGAATGTCTGGCGGAATCGCTCTAAATCCTTCGTCAAGGACAAATAGGTAGTCTGCACCTTTTGCAAAAGTTCCATAGTTTCTATCGTCATAGGCATAGTCTCCTCTAGCGATTGGTAACGTTGGAGACGGAGTGGTGATTAGGTTTGTCTGTCCTGTAAACTCCTTAACAATTGCAGAGTTATCAAGCGTTACTCTATAATTAAAAACATTTGTATCTGGAGTGTCAATGTCATAAATCAGCACATTGTTTTCGTATACCTTGAGAACACGATTAGCATCTCTCCAGACTGGCATATAGTCTAGACCATTACCTTCTACCTGTAAAATTGACTTGTGGTTATAAAATCCAATTCCAGTATATGTGTCGATAAGTGATCTAGCAATAAGCTCCCACTTTTTAAATTCTGCAATCTCTGACGCAGTTGTCCCCAGATCGTTTGGGTTTGTATATGGACGAATTATATCTAAGTTAGACTCAGAGATAATGTGCTCGTGTTCAGTATCATAAAAACGAATTAGGAACTGACGATCAAACTGTACCTTTGCGACTGGAATAGTATAGGTAACAACTCCGTTGGCATCTGAGGTAATCTCTGTCTCTTCAATTGAGTGGTCCACCAAATCCTCAACATAGACTATATAGTCATAGTTCGCATCTGGCAAATTCCATGTTGTTGTAATAGGATATGGTGGAACCCTCAAAATTTCCATTAGTTGTTGAACTCCTTAGCAACTTCTTCTGGAGTTGCAAGTCTGATGTGATCACGAGTCAGCCACCTGTCTGCCTGCTCTTTAGTTACAATGTTGTAACCACGGTAAACCTTACCTACCTCGCTCCAAGTAACATTCTTGGTTGAGTGAATAGCTACCTTCTCTACCTCTTTGGCAGCAGGCTTAGCTGTTTTCTTTGGATTATTCTTAGGAACAACGGTTGATCCCATAGCTCCATTACCAACAAACCCTAGTCCTGGCTTAGTTGCTGGACCTGGCTTTGGAGCAGAAATTACGTCTGATGCTACTGGTGCAGCTTCTGTAATCTTTGGCTTTTCTACTTCTTCTTCTACAACTGCCTCTTCGACAACTGGGGCAGACTCTTCAACCTTGGTTTCTTCGACAACTGCTTCTTCAACAGGATCTGCTTCTTTTATTTTGTTATTTAGCTCTTCTGACATAATAACCTCCTAAATATTAATTATAACAGACTAATTAAAAAGGAGGCAGGAGCCGAAACTCCTGCCCCCCTTAAAGGTATCAGTTACAGACTAGCTGTCTGCTCCTGCATCAGCGAACGCTACTGCGTCCTCCTCTTCCCACTGAATACCGAAACGTACGAATACGGTGTACTCAATGGTGTCCTTCTTTGGCTTGTACTCACGGTTAACAGTGATGTCTCTCTGGAAACCCCATACACGGTTCTGAGGGAATGTAAGGTCTACATAACCTGCAGGGTAGTAAGGAACTTCCTGAACATCAATGCCTAGAACACGAGTAGTACGTGCTCCACCGAAAGTCTGTCCAGCACCATCTAGGTAAGCCTGGCGGTTAGCTGGAGTACCTGCAGGAGTTCCTGCAAATGCCTCAGCAATAGCGTCAGCTAGGGTACCGTTGTTCTTGATGATTCCCTGGAATGCATCAGTACCAGCGTAGAACTTAAGGTTTGACTTAAGTGCACGGTACTTACGAGGCATTGCAAGAATAATCTTCTGCATTGCATCGGTAGTCCAGTTGTCATCAGCAACAGTTACAACAGCTTCGTGTGCGTCACCGTTTGTGGTTACCTTGTTGTGGAAACCTTGCATGATTCCAAGGAATGCACCGTCGCCTGAATCTCCAGTACCATTGATAGCTAGATCTTCGATGTCATTAGCAAAAGCGTTTGTCATCAAACGAACTAGGTGATCTTCAAGGGCACCTCCTTCAATTCCGTCTTCTAGTGCTTCAGCAGATACTTCCCAGTCCAAACGAATCTTCTTGGTTGTAAGCTCTACCTTAGAGAATGTTGCTCCAGTGTTGGTGTAGTCACCGTTAGCCTGTGCAGCTGCACGGATAACACGCTCTCCAACATTAACCTTCTCAAGTTCCATGGTGTTAGCTCGCATAGTTACTCTGCGACCATCCTTGGCGAGAATCGTAGCATCCCACACGTAGTCAATAAAACGACGTGCCTGCTCTGGGCGTAGGATACCTGAACCTGCCTCACCTGAAGGGTTAATAGCATTTGGACCAGAGGTTGTACCTAGGTTCGCTGTTGGAATGTTTCCAAGGGCACCTGCTGTAGCATAGTTACCTGGAATGTTTGCACCAGCTTCTGAACCAGATGCGAACGCACCTTCTCCATTAAATAGACCAGAATCATTTCCTGATGAATCTGGATTGTTTTTCTTAATTTCTTCCGACATAATTGTCACCTCCTAAGTGATTTTTATTTATTTGAATAAATCGGCAGTTTTGAGGAAACGACCGCCCCATAGGGATTTCTCAACCTTTTCTGGTTGAGATTCCTGAATGATCTCGCCTAGATCACCAGATTTGCGGAAAGCAGTGTCAGCCTCTACAGCGTCTACTCTCTTTCCAAACTCGTTAAACACATCCTTGCTTGAAGTTACCTCATTCTTTACTTCAGTAAGTGATTTGTGTAGTTCTGCAATTTGTTCAGCCTGAGCTTGAACAACAGCAGTTAGATCGCTAAAGGCTTTTGTAACAACATCTTTTACATCTGCAATAGATGCTTCAAGAGCGTCGTCTGACTTAGATACTTCCTCAGCTACTTCAACGGTTGCATCAGTATCGTCTGACTTCATGGTCTCTTCCTTGTCGTCCTCTTTACCAGACGCATCGTCTGACTCTTCAGGTACGGTAGAACCAGGCTTGTCATCCTCATCAGCATCTGCTGACTTCTCTACTGTTGCATCTGCTGCTTCAACTGCTGCATCTGCCTCTGGAGCGACCTGTGATTCTTCAACTACATCATCAGACTTTTCTGTGATGTCATTTGTTGTTTCAGTCATAGGACTTTCCTCCTTGTTAATCTCAGTCTTAATGCCTTTAGCACTGTCAACTAAGAACTTTATCATATCTGTTTTTTCGTCATCATTCTTTTCAACGAAACCTATGTTTTGCATTGGCTCACCAGAAGTTGGAGACTTTTCAATCTCATTCTGTGAGAGGATTACAACGCCAGAATCTTTGTCCCAAAAAACATTTTCAATCTCAGTGTCTACACCCTTAACCATATCTTTTCCATCTACCTTTTCAACAGACAAGATATTCGCAAACTGGTTTGCTGGTGTATCTACTAGAGAAAGTTCTACTAGATCATACTCTTTAATAATGCGGATAGAAGAGTCCATCTTCTCGTCATAAGCGTCATCCCACTTATTCATTCTACCGCCAATAGAAAAACCTGAAAGGGTACCATCAAGTACCTTCTCCCAGGTGTCCTGTGCACCCTTTGAAACATATGCAGATACATATACTCCACTATAAAACTTCTTTGTTTCAGGGTCAAAATACTTATCTTCTTTGAATGCTACCATCTTACCAACAGCTAGTGGCTGGTGCATTTCACGGATGTTGCCACGGAACTTAGAGAATGCCTTTACTGATGCCTCTGCAGTAACGATGTCCTTTTGGCGGTCAACGTTGTCGAGGGTGGCAAATCCAGAAACGATACGACGTTCCTTGTCTACTTTAGAGAATGGCATTGATAGGCGAACATTTTCACCTTCAGAATCCCAATGTGCTTTTGCGATAGTCATGGTAGTTTAATTATAAGCCCTTTTTATAAAAATGTTATGAAAATGTGAATAACATTGTGGATAACTTTTTATTGAGAAGCTCGTCCCTCTCCCTGGGCATTTCTTCCAGAAATTGTTGCTGTGCTATCAGATGCATTATTTGCTCTTTCTGCGTCACGTGCTCTGTTGCCTGCTAGGTTTGCTCTAGCATCTGTAGCCTGTCTTGGAGACAGATCTAGGAATTCGTCACCCTCTGGGTGCTGGGGCAAACCAAGCTGAATACGTGCCTCATTCTTGGTAATAACCTGATTCTTAACATATCTTTCAAGAATTTGAGACTGTGCAATCTCATCTGTAAGAGTAAGTTCGTTTAGCTTAAATTCAAGAAGGTCTGTCTTTTCCTTAATGATTTTATTGATAGCCTTCTCAAGGTTACGCTGAGCTGGTCTAGCTACCTGCTCCTTAAAGGTACGGTCCTGTGCAAGAGCTGCGGCAATCGCTGCTGAATCTCCACCACCAATCTTTGATAGCGGTACCTGATGAGCAACGAGGATATCGTCACGGTTTCTAATGCGATATTCATTGAAAGATGCTTCCTGGGTTCCAGTCTCTACAGCTTCCATCTTAAACTCAACCTTATTGGTATCTGAGTCTCCTGGTAGTGGAATGTATAGAGTTCTGTGATTTGAGCCCTTAAGGCTTGTCTGTAGGAATCGGAACATCTTGTCCTCGGCCTCCTCAGAAAGCTTAGCCCCCTTTAAAGTAACGATATAGCGAGGAACACCCTTATTTGTAAAGTAATCAATGTTGTACTGTGATGCAAGTGCGTCACCCTGTAGTGAAGAGATGGCAGACATAATGTCTGGTACTCCATAAAAAGTATTTAGTGGAGAATATTCTTTATAGTGGATAATCTCATTAGGACGAGGATCATTGGTAATTGGGTTAGCATTCTTTGCACCAAAGTTACGGAAGTATACTACCTTATTCCCAATAATCTGAATATATCCATCTCTTAGTCTGCGTACACGCATTGTGGTAGCAGGGATGTGTCCAATATATCCAATCTCACCAGTTACAGTTCTACCGATCTCTAGGTAGCCATTTCCAGTTGCCTGAACATCTGTGTAAAACTTCATCATTGTGTTTGTAAATGAGTCATCATCATTTAGAGACTCTAGCCAATCGTGTAGCTCGAACTTAGCACGTTCAATTCTCTTACGTGCTTTCTCTGTTGCTGTTGGATTAGTTGATGCTTCAATAGCCATCTCTGTACGCTTTGTCTGAACAAAGTCATATCCAAGTCCAACAATATTCTCTACTTTAGCATCAATGGCTGCGTGGTTTGCAAATGATGTGTCATAGAAGTTTGCCAGCTCATATAGATTCCATGGTGGTGTTATAACATCGAAAATTCCATAACCATTACGGTAAACTCGACCTGGGTTAATTTCTTTTGATGTTGCACCATTAATACCACGGTTAATTGCTAGTGCACTGTCTTGGTATGAAAGACTGTTAACGTCTACGTTGTTGTAGCCTACGCTTGTATCAATAGCATAGTCTGCTTTTTCAATTCTTTCTGAACGACGCTTAAAGTTCTTTTCTAATCCTGCAAGCCCCTTAAGATCGTCCCAAGTCTTTGAGAACGGATCTTGCTCTTTAAAAGGATTTACTTCTTGCTCAAAATCGGGCATGCCCAAATCTCTAATGTAGTATTCATTATCTGACATTACTCATCACCATACATTGCCAAAGTTTGCTTTGCAGCCATAACTGCTCCAAGGTCATTTAGGTTTGGAATAAGCCCTTGAGCCATTCTATCCTTCTGTTCTGAGTATTCTTCTTCAGATACTCTGGCAACACCAGGCATAAACTCGTATGATCCATCGCCCTGACCAAGTGCTGTTGCTTCTCGAACTAATTTCTGAATCTGAATGGCGTCTCCCCTATGGGACGGTATGTTTAAAACACTACCGTTTCCGTCTGTAAAAGGCTTGCCGTTTGCCTTCTTCCAGAAATAAATACCCCAGTCATATTGCTTATCCAAGACTGTAATCTTTGATTCGCCAACCTGACCAGGAACTTTAAATTTTTCAGGATTCATAACCACTAGTATACCATATTATACTTAATTGATTGTAAATAAGTCTGTCTTAACTCCAGAAAGAACATTATATTTGTATCTACCAGCACGTAGAATAGTTTTATCGTCAATGCCTACTCTTGATGTTCCCATGTATGTTTTGTATATTCCAGATGGATCTACACCATAGAAACTTGACGATGCAAGGACTAGAACCTCAAACCACTTAAACTGTCCTTCCCAGTATTCCCAGTCAAGGGTGAGGAATCCATCTTCTTTAACCTTTTGCCACTGTCTTGCTGAGGTAGTTTGTACCTGCTGTAGGTTTACAGAGTTATAGTGTGATAGATTTGTTACTGTTAGAGGACCAGTAATTCTAATTGCCCCTCCAACCACCGAAAAGTCAATAAAATTAGCAAGACCAATGCCAATTGAAGACCACTGCTTAATTGTCATAATTCCGTCTTTTACCAACTTGCCATTTATATAGAATCCAATTCCATTTTCAACCTGTCCAGTTTTAACATTTACTGCATAAATCTTTGCTCTTTTGCCTTCTGGGTGAGCAGCCTCCATATATAGCTTAATATGTCCAGAAGCTGACTCTATCTCTAAAATCTCTGTTGGAGAATATGGGAAAAAGTCATCCTCAAACTTAGCAAAGAACTGTACGGCAATCATCTTATACTTAGGAGATTTTTCAAGATTAATAGGAATTTCGATACCTCGGCTTCCATAAGTTGAAAAGTCTCCTCTTACACGAATACCGCTGTTTTTATTTAAGTATAGATATGGACTGCTGCCCTTATAAATACTAAATGGATTTTTTGCCTTAAAGTCATAGTAATATCCATTCTTGGTAAATGGATAAACATCCGTACCAAACTTAGTTCCGATAGGTGTTCCATATGAATTATTCAATGATATTGATGCTAGCTGTAGCTTATCTATTGCTATTGGCTTGTCTGATATGCCATCTACTGTTGCAAAAATTTCAACAAACATCACTGTCTGAGAAAAATCAATTCCTGTTGGTGGGTAGATGATCATGTCATCTACAACCTCATATTTGGTATTTACCCATTCATCTCCTGGGGAAACTATTCCATCTTTTGGCGGAGAGATTGTTTCTGAATAGTAATTTTCTGAGTTACCCATTCCAGAAGAGATATCTTTAAAATATACATAGGTTTTAACTAGGGCATTAGATGTATCGTATCTATAGCTTTGCCTAGCATTATATTGCAGATCTGTATAGTCTACGTACCCTGTGTAAAGACCATTATCTAGATCACTATACCTTTTTTGGGTAGGGCTTGAGAACTTTAGATTAAGTTCTTGATATGTCCAAGACTCATCTCTTTCTGTTACCCTAACAAAACTTCCTGGAGAAGGATATCCAACATTTAGCTGTATAAAGTCCAGGTCATAGTAGCTGTCACCTCTATCATTCTTTACGTACTTTCCAAAATAAGACATTGGGACAGATGTCGTCCATGACGAATAGGCATAAACATCGAGGGCTAGTGTGTTTGGCTTTTCAACAATTTTTAGAGAATAGCTAGTGTATATGTTTTCTATAATGCCAGAGTTTCCATATTGCAATGCCAGACCACCGTCAAATGATGACTCCCAAGAAGTTATGTCTGCATCCCCTCCATCAACAATTCCATTTGCAACCAATTCTTCGTAGGTCCAAGAAGCATCTACATATTCTAGTTTTGTTAGCTTTGCTGGTAGGATGTATCCAGCTGCTTCTGATTGGTTTACAGGTGTTGATCCATAGAGAAGTCCGTTATCGGCAAAGTACTTTGTGACTTTGCTAAATGCAAAGGTATTTAAGAAAGATATGTCATAGATGTTTCCACTGAAAGTTTCTTTATCTGGACCACCAGCTACAAAAAATTCTAGGGAATCTTTATTCGATAAAAAGTTTGACAAAGTATTGCCAAAATACATAGACATCTTATCAAAAGCAAATCCCACAGAAAAGCTTTCTCCTGTTCCTGGATATGTACCAGCTGCCAACGTTATGACTTGTCCATAATTATTAATTGAGTACCAAATGATTCCTGGAGTAATGAATACTTCTAGATAGTTTCCAGATACGCTATCTTTTATTAGAAATAGGGTTTGGTTCTCAAAGTTGTTATCCGTTACTTTAAAAACTCCATAGATAGCCTCTAGCTTACTGTTAAGCGGATTTAGGCTTTCAAAATAGATGCTTGAGTCTGATGGTAAAGACAAGAAATTCCTATCTTCATTTTGCAAAGAAAGATTATCTGACAAGATCTCTTCTTGAGTGCTTGTCTCGGATATGATGGTTGGAGTAGCGTATTTTGGAATAGCTAGTCTATTCCCAGAAATCTCCATGTTATTATTTGAGCCATCCTCCCAGCTACCAGTTTTTGGATAGCTATACCCATTTCCATATTTTGAAAATTCGTAGTCAAAGTATATACTCTTTCCACCAAAAGCTGTATTTAGTGCCTCTGGATTATCGACTGCCTGCCCGTACACCCATCTACGTTTAGCTATAATGTTTGATATTAAGTATGAATATATTGAAACAGAATTAATCTCAAATGGGCTAGTTTCATCATATGAATAGAAACCTAGCCAGTCTGCTTCCTCCCCATCTATTATTCTTTCTGGAAAAGATAGGGTGGATCGATCTACAGAAATGTTTGCTACAGACTCTCCGTTTACCAAAAGAGATATTTCTTGTTCCGATATTACGATATGAATAGCCATTGGTCTAGACCACTCCCCAACAAAATGAGAGGCAGAATGTTCTCCAACTTTTAGTCTAAGAAATGGCCCGTCTATGTATAAACCATCCTCTGATGCAACTGGCCCAAAGATTCTTTTTTCAGAAGTAGTTGATGAGTTAATCCTCATCCAGAACTCTAGGCTATAGTTTTTGTTTTGGCCAGACTTGTTTAAGAACCCAAGTCCAGGAATAAGTATTGACGGGAGATCTGTATTTGGATATATTGTGGTTGACGAGTCTGACCCATACACTAGAGGCATTCCAAAATTTCTTGCAAAAAGTCTAGAATCGTTTGCCAAGATGTATCCATCTTCTGTGGACTCGACGGATCCCAGTATTCTTATTGCTTTGGTATTAGATGGGATTCCATAAATTATATCTGATAGTGGTTCTGGTATTACCCCCATTGACGTTGAAGAAAATTCTTCAGACCACTGTCCAAGAGAATATCCAGATACAAAAATGGTAAATGGGTCTAAGGCTTGATTAGACAGATACTCTATCTCAATAAAAAGATTGTAGTCTTCGTCTAAGCCTGGAGGAATATCGAAAGTCTCCGATAGCATCATCCACTTATTGTTTAAAACTCTTGAAAACTTTTTAATTATGTCATATGATCCATATGTTTGATCTGTATAAGACATTCCAAGTGATACAGACATCAAGGATCCGCTAGAAACGTTTACAAAGGACGAGATAGAGAATGTTGCAAGTGTGTCATCTAGATCTATTAAAGAGCCTATTACTTCTCCAGATAATCTAAACTTTACTATTGTGTCTGGATCAGATGGTGTGTCAGTTACACTAAAAACTTTTTCACCAGAAATTGGACTGGTTAGTTCTGAGCTTTCTTCAATGACTATAGTTTCTAGATCTGATGACCAAAGAGAAATGTCTCTTCCTTCTGCCCCAAGAATAGAAACGTAGTCAGCTTGGTCATCTAAAGCCCAAACAGCCAGTGGATGTTCGCTAAGAATCTTTGTTGTATATAAACTAAGAGGAGTAGACATTATATGTCTATTTTATCATACTATACGGGTAAACCAGCGAGGGGTTGTATATCTTATCCCAGAAATAATAGGCCTTACCCCATGCACAAAATTTGGGTTATCTGGAAACGTAAGAAGGTCTCCAGGCTCAGGCTTTATAGAGATGTCGTATTCTGGGAAGTAAATTTCTCCGCCTTCATAGTCATCATTTAGATAAATCAGTGTTGCTATATCGTTTGGTCTACTTGAGTCAAAGTGCTCGTGCATGCCCTGGCCACTAGAGAATCTAGCTATATGTGTAGTATTTTCTTCAAATGGTTCGAATGGTCCAGGATAAGCCTGTATTACAAAATCATAAACTTTTTTGGAATAGTCATTTATTATACCTACTATTTCTGAATCATTTTTCCTTATCTCACTGTGTGTGTGTACAGTAAATTCTTTTTCGTTATTACCAAAATCAGTGAATATAAAGTCGTGCTGTTTTGCATATTCTGCTACTCTATTAGCTGTATCTTTGTCAATAAATGATTTTTTGTAATTAATTAGATCTCTCACTAGAACCCCTTAATCTCCCAGTCTTCCCAGTTAATGTCTTCATAGGCAGTTTTGCTTGGCATAAAAAGTTGACCTTTTATTCCCATCCATGCTTCAGAAATCACAAGATTTCCGCTATCAACTTTTGTTATTCCATGAGAATTCTCTTCATTTTCTATAAAGTAAATTAAGTCTCCTGGTGACATAACAACTTCTTGAGATATATTTGGAAATACAAGTTTTCCACCAGTATAATCTTTTGTCCAACATATATAAGACTTATATGTTTTTTCTGGCTTGCTGTTGTCCCAATGAATTGCCGAATGACTACCTGCTTTATATCTAGCTAAATAATGTTTGGAAAACATTGGTGGGTGATAGTCCTCTGGCTCAATTTGACTAACCAAGTCAAAAAGTCCTTTAGAGTATTTAGAAAATATGTCTAAGATATGCCTTGGCATTTCTCCACGTGTATGGATATCAAACTCTGTTGATCCATGGCTAAACAGGTCATCATGTAGTGGCACATGGTCATCCTTGGTATTAAATTTAATTGAGTCTATGTACTCAGACACGATCTTAACATCGTTATCGTTTATAAAACTTTTAAAAACATGTATCATTACTGAAACCTGCTATCGTTAGGATTGTGTTTTGGCAAATTTGATGCACCACACTTAACGCAGGTAAGCTCTACTATCCCAGTAACTGGGCACTTATTTCCACGCAAGACCTCATGTCCAAGAAAACTGCATGTTTTTGCTTTTACCCATCGTTTAAAGTTTGACAAAATTATCTCCTCTATTTGGATCAAATGGAAGAATATCATATGCTATTGTAATTCTTGGCCTTTCTGAATCCCAGTCTCCTCGTGAGTGAGGGTGTCCAGTTTCAGAAACTATCGCTCTATTGTTTTTATTGACATTTTCAAACATGCTGCTTGGGTCTTTGTAAAGCTGATAATGTGTCACTGAAGGTTCTGCGTCTATACAGTAGTACCCATGAAAATCTGGAATACCTTCCCCATTATTGTGATCATGAAGATTTTTCACGCTATACTTGTGAAAACCATAGTCATAATTAAACCACGCCATAACCTGGTAGTTTTGAGTATTGAAATCTATGCCATAGTATTCACAGGCTTCAATAGTCATTTCTCTTAATGCTTTCTGCAATTTTTTAAATGGCTCGTAGTTATCTTTTAGAAGGTTATACTTGCTAAGTAGCTGAGTCGAGGCACCATTATATCTGGTCCATGGCTCTATGTTAGAGTTATTCCAGCCAGGACTTCCAACTGCAGGTGCAGTTTTATCTATCTCAAACACTTTGCCGTCAAGAATGTCGTCTAGCTTTTTATCTAGATATAACTTTATATCTTCAAGATCATTGTCCAACATCCTGTCAAAAAATTTGTGTGGTTTTGTCATCTTATCCTATGCTAGTGGTATCCAGTGCTGCTCTGCAACAATGCCTGCCTCTTGCAATCTCTTTAATGGACTAACGTCATAGGCTACAGTAATTCTTGGTCCGTCCCAATCCCAGTCTCCCATTGCGTGTGGGTGCCCCATTTCTGAAAGAATTGCACGATTATTTTTATTAATGTTTTCTACATCTTTATCAAATACGATGTAGTGAGTTGAAGATGGCTCTGCAGAAACACAATAGTATCCATGGAAATCTGGAGCACCTGGACCACCGTGTTCATGCCAATTCAATTTTCCATTCCCAGAATGATTGATATTAAACCATCCCTGGATCATAAACTTTTGCTCTTCAAAATCTATCTCGTAGTGTTCGCAGGCTTCTCTAACCATACTACCAATGGCCTTATAAAGTTCATAGATACCGTCGATGTGAAACTGAAAGACGTTGTACTGTCTCCACTTCATAGTAGAAACGCTATTTGAATCTTTCCAAAGCTCTAGTGGGCTTACTGGAGTTACTCCAGCTATTTTTGCTTGCTCGATTAGTGAATATCTCTCTTGCAGCTCTTGTGACAGTTTTATAAGGTCGTTGTCAAGGTATCTTTCAAAGAATTTGTGTCCTTGTGTTGACTTGCTAATGCTTCTTAGTACAGTTTGATCTCTATACACGTCATACTCCATTCTATCTGTATAAAATCATTATACACGAAAAATGGATTTTAGCCTACTGATTTCTAAAGAATCCAAATGGAGAGAAGCCAAATACACCAAATGGTGAGAAGCCAAATACGCTGAATGGAACAAACGAAAATGTAGTAATGCTTCCAGAAGCTGCCGAAGCAGCAGATCTACCATTAGAGTTATCTGCATAAACCACATATGTCTGAGCACTTCCCTGCTCTTGAGTAATATTAATATTTAGAGACGAGGTGTTTCCAGTCTTACCATCTGAAGATACAACATAGTAGTTCGTAATTGCTTTTCCACCATTAGCAGGTGCAGTCCAAGACACAGTGTCGTAGTTTGCTCCATATGGAGATGATGCAATAACAGATGTTGGGGCACCTGGAACTGTTGTTGCAGTAATTGCAGATGTTGCAGAAGACGCTGGAGAGGTTCCATACGTATTAGTTGCAGTAACAGTAAAAGTATAGTTGGTAGCTGATTGCAACCCCTGCACGGTAAGTGGTGAAGATGCTCCAGTTGCTGTATATCCTCCAGGAGAAGATGTTACAGTGTAAGAAGTAGCTGCATTTGGACCCTGGTGGGTAAATGTAACTGTTGCTGCACCATCATTGTACGCCCTATTAGTTCCAACGTCAGTAGCTGTTCCGATTAGTGGAGCTGCTGGTGCTAGATAGTCATTTTGTGCAAGAGACTTCTTTCCAACTCTTTTATTTGCTGCCATTTAATTATTTCCCCTTCTAGGATTAAGCTGATAGATCTCCGAAAACAACCCAAGTATCTGTTGCTCTCTTAAATAGTGTAGCAGATGACCACTGGGTACGTAGCTTTAGACCAGGGGTAGCGTTAACTGTAACTCCCCCTGCACCTGCAATAGTAACCTGACCAGCACCTGTCTGTAGGATATCAATAGATGTTCCTACTGGGTATGCAACTGAAGAGTTAGCTGGGATAGTAACTGTTACACCAGAGGATGATGATACCTCTACCAGCTTGTCACGGTCTGTAAGGACTGTTGTGTAGCTAGATGTCTGCTGATTGATTGCTGTTAGAGATGGAACTCCCTGCTTAACCTGTACTCCGTCAGAGTACTCGATTCCGCCTACCTTTAGGGTATCGTAAACAGCCTGTGAGAAGTTAATTGTAGTTGTTGGCTCGTCCTCAACACTTGAGAATAGCTTCCAAACGCCATCGGTAGCATCACGAACAATACCTGCATGCTGGTATGAGCCATTGTTAAATGATGAGACAATACCAAGGTCTACAACGTTTGCATCATTTCCTTCACCAATGTAGATCAGTGGGTCAGTTACAACTAGGTCTGTTGCATTGACTGTGGTAGTTGTTCCACCAACAGTTAGATCTCCAGTAATGGAGATATCTGCGGCTGCTAGAGTACCAGTAAATGTTGGGTTGGCTGTAGGTGCCTTTGCATCTAGCTGAGTCTGAATATTTGAGGTTACTCCGTCAACATAGTTTAGCTCTGTTACAGAAAGTGTTGCTCCGTCAAGAATGTTTACTTCTGATGCTGATGCAGTTACATCGATAACGTCTGCTAGATTAATTGTTACAGTGTTATCTGCTGCAGAAATAGTCTTGTTAGTTAGAGTTTCTACTCCAGCCTTGGTTGCTAGTGCTGATGTGTCTGGGATACCGTGAACATTTGTGGTTTCTGAGTTGTGATCAGATACTGCTGTAGTAACCTCTGTATCTGTAGCCAATGTTGAATCTGCAGAAATTGTAACCTCTCCAGTTTCTGAATCATATGATTTTGTTAGGCTGGTTCCTGCGATTACTTTGGTGCTGAGTGCAGTATTTATTTTGCCCTGAACAACACCATCAACATCTGTAATTGCGGATGCTAGCTCATTAAGAGTGTTTAAAGAATCTGGTGCACCAACAATAATATTAGAAAGCTGTGAAATTGGAATTTGAGAATCTCCATCTAGGGTAGCAACACCATTTGCAGCACCCTTTTGCGTAAGAGGCACATAGTCATCAAATGATCCAGCTAGATCTCCAAGGTCCTTAAAGTAAGACAGGTCTGACCAGTTGTTGGTTCCATCACCAATCTTAAAGAAGCCAGTGTCGGTTTCAAAACCGATTTCACCTGCTGCTAGAATTGGATCCGCTGAGGTCCATTGATCCGCAGTTCCTCTGCGTTGCTGCATTCTTGTTGCCATTTATTTACTCCTAAGTAGTGGGGTTACCCGTAAATCTATACTAATTATAACATTAGTTTTAGTTAAAATTGTCTATTGCAATTCCACCATCAAAGGTGTTTGCAAAGACTTCTGTGTCTGCTTGCCCTGCGTCCACAAAATTACCAGCACTGTCAAAATAACCTGCGTCGACAAACTGACTCACAATTAGTCCGTTGCCTCCAATAGATGTATCATGAATGTGCTGTTGCAGAGTTTCTGCGTCAGCAAGTGTTGCTATCGATATCCAGGCACCATCTGAATAAATTGCTAGCCTTTGTGTCGATGAGTCAAAATATAGCTGGCCATCTGTTGCAGAAATAGGGGCAGATGATTCAAACGGTACAATTGGTGATCCAGTTACCTGATCTACATACTCTTTAGTGGTAGCGTGGTTATTTTCTGTAGGAGTTCCTACAATAACTGCTCCACCGAAGCTACCTCCGTTTGCGACCAGTAGGCCATTTTTAACCTTGAAGTCTTTTTCAACTGTTGCCATCTGCTTCTCCTGTTTAAGTCTTTAGCGTGGGGGGTTTTTAAGGAACCCCCCAAAACCTTTAATTCAATTAAATAAGTAGTGTTCCAATAACAGTAACTGTGGAGTTATTGTTAGCAGTTGTTACTAATAGTCTTACATCTGTTCCCGAAATATCTGCAGAAATTGTTGATGCTGAACCATTGGTTCCAACAATTCCATACTCAGTTATTGCGATGTTGTCAGAAGTATCTAGGGTCAAAAGAACCTTAGAGATTTCTGTGTGAGTTCCGTAAGCAACCTTTACCAAGAATTCTGCTGAACGGTAATCTGCCTTAGCAAATGCGTGTCCAACCTGAATTCCTGCTGTTGCTGCAGTGATCTGAGATGCTACCTGCTTAGCTACGTTATCGATAATAACTGCATTTGGGTAGATATCTGCGTTAGACACTGCATCAATTGCACGTTCATCTGTGAAGTAAAGGTTTTCTTCACCCTCAGTTAGGTCATCAGTTGTAGAATCTGCTACGCCGTTTTCTGCAGTAATGGTTAGGCCAGACTCATCTCCAGTAATTGTGATGTTTGCCAGGCTTGCTCCAGTTAGAAGTGAAGCTGCTGATGCCTTGGCACGAGTATCTGTGAAGTACTGTGCTGTGCCTTCTGCAACATCATCTGTATCTAGTGTTACTGTGTCACCAAGTGATGTTGAGTATCCATTAACTGTAATTGATGAGTTTGAAAGTGATGAGTTAGCAATGTTTGAAATGGTATTGCTTGAAGCATCAATTGTCTTGTTGGTTAGAGTCTGAGAATCAGAGGTTCCTACGATATCACCAGACACACCGTGAGCTGATGAAGCGTTTGTGTGGGTATCAAGGTTATCCTGAACATCGCTTGCAGAACCAGCTGCATCATAAGCTGATGAGGTTGCTGAAAGTGCTGCAGTATTGAAGTCTGAGATATCTGTTGAAGCAAGTCCAGTTACAGAGATTGTGTCAGCTGTAATGTCAATGTTTGATCCAGCAGTTAGAGTACCCTGCTTACCAGCCAACGCAGTTGTCATGGTAGTTGCATAGTTCTCGTCATCATTAATTGCTGCTGCAAGCTCATTCAGAGTATCTAGAAGACCTGGGGCACCGTCAACAAGGTTGTCCACTGCAGTGTTTACGTATGACTCTGTTGCATAGCCAGATAGGTCTGCTGACTTTAGGTAACCATAGCCGCCAACTGCTGAATCAAGTCCAGATGTTGGAGTATAGTCTTCTAATGCTGTGTCTGTGTAGCTATTTGCATTGTTTTCTGCTGTAGTTGCGTAACCCTGTGCAGTTGTTAGTGCAGTTGTAATTTCACCATCTGTATAGGTTGCAGCTGACGCAACTGCATCGGTTTCAGCAGTGTCTGCATAAGTTTGGTAAGCAGATGTGATAGCTGTTTCACGACCATCTGTGTAAGAATTAGCAGAAGTTTCTGCTGCATCCGCATATCCCTGTGCAGTTGTTAGTGCTGTGGTGATTTCACCGTCTGTGTAAAGATTTGCGGCAGCTTCGGCTGCGGCTGCAGCACCATCTGCATCAAAAACACCAGACTTAATGTTTAGCTCACCAGAAACAACCTCCATCTGAGTTGATTCAACTGAGGTGATTAGTGTTTCTCCACCGATCAAGTCGAGGATGTAAGCATCACCAGCTCCTTCTGTAAGGATCGCCTGGTTATTAATAGTACCTGTGGTACCTTCTACGACTAGACCACTTTTGATCTTAAAGTCTTTATTTACTGTTGCCATTGTTATCTCCTAGGGGTAATTAGGCCTTGAGACCAATGCGAGCAAATCGCACGGTAACAGGTCTGATGTTTGAATCTGGGGTAACTGTTAAAGCCACAGTATTTCCAGATCTAGAGACGCTAACGGTGCCAATATTCCCATCATTGTCTATTGTTCCATACTCAGAAACATTTACATCTGTTCCATCTACAAGTATGGTAAGTTCGGTTGCGTAGAACAGGTTATCTCCATTAGATGTCTTTGAAATAGACACTAGGTACTTAACCATACGCCATACAGTTGCGTCGAATGAATCAACTACTGTCGGGTTCTCAATTCCAGAAATAGTATTTTCGTTATTGCCGAAAGTTCCTAAGTCAGTTGACTGAGCGGAGGTAGTATCGATTAGATCTACATAATCCTGTTCTTCAGGACGGTCACCAGTTTGAAATCTGGTTTTTACATAGGGGATGGTTGTTCTAGACATACCTCAATTATAATGCCATTTATGAATACTAAGATTACATCACATAGTTGCTAATGCCAATGACAGCAATGCCGATTGGAGCTGCACTACCCTGGCCATATCCAGATATGCCAATATTTGTGAACTTAATTTTAAAAGGAAGTGTTTGGTTTATCTTTACATGGCCAGAACTATATTTAACTTTAGATGTAAAAAAGTTAGAGTTTTTAATATATCTAACAGAACGCTTTGTTTTATCTACGATTACTGACTTTGCCATTAGTCTGTTACGTCTTCCAGGATAACCATTTTACCCTGGGCTACTGTCCAAACAGTTCCAACCTGAGAAACCTGAATGTCAAAAATATCTCCAGTTTCTAGAATCTCGGACTCTTCGGCTGTTAAAGAAACTGTGAATTCTCCATTTGCATCATCTGCATCTGGGCCTGGGGTAAGTGTTAGGATCAAGGTTGCGTCGTCAGTAATAACTCCAAGATTTTTTGCAAGATTTGGACGCTTAATCTTCATTGCAATATCCCAATCTGCAATGGTAAGAGCTGTCTTTGTGTCATCTGTAAGGTAAACCCTAAATGCAGCAGTATCTCCACGCACAACTGTCCAAACAACTTGTGGTGGAATGTTTCCAACTGAATAACTATTTCCTCTTGCCATCTTATTATTATACCACCCTTAAGCTAGACCAGCTTTGAGTGCCCCCCAGGTTCCATCGCCTCTTGTTCCAACCATAATGGAGCCGTCAACTGCAGAGTGGATAACTGTTGCGACTGCAACACCTGTGGTAGAAGACGATGCATTTACAAGCCCACCAGACTCTCCAATGAACAAAGTATCTCCGTTACTAAAGGATGATGTATTAATTGAATTAATTATCCCTGCAACAACAACTACACCAACAGCGTTATTATTTGTAGATGCCCTGATTAGTCCAAGAGTAGGGTTTGTTGTATTTCCAGTTGATGGAGAAACAGTGACATTTGTTCCATCGTGCCCAGTTACATAAACTGCAGATCCTGCAGGAATTGTTGATCCAGATGTATTTTTTGCTGGAAGGTCTACATATGAAGCTTGTGGAAGAACCACATCAAGCCTGTCTGCAAGTTTTTTTATATCTCCATGAACGTTAACAACGTCTCCAGATAGTGGAAACGGTATTTGATAGATATTGGTTGCATCAGCCATATATTAAATTATATCAGACTGTTTCCCTAAATTGGCTAAAAAGTGGTATAATTGATGTCTAACTTCTGTAAAAGGAAGTTTTTGTTCTAAGGAGGACAAATGATTAAACAAAGTGACAACAATGTTGAAATCGTAACTAACTCTCAACAACAGACATTTTTATTGCTATCGCACTAATAAAAATATTGTCGCCAAGACCGTGACAGGGTCGTAACAACGAAAAGAATAAAAAGGAGGTAGCAAAATGAATAAAAAATTTGCTGCAATTGGTACCATACTGCTATTTACAACTAGTTCTGGGGCTGCATTTGCTAAAATGTCAGATCCGTATATTACAAAATCTGAGCAGTCTAAAATAACAGAAGTAAGAAAACCAGAACAAATAATAAACCCCACTGTGACAATAAAATACTCTCCAATGGTTGGACCAGTGAAAGCTTCTAATCTTTCCAGCGGTCCTGTGCTAAAAAATGCAGATCCAGAGCCTGGGTCTATGGAGTGGATGGCTCAAGAAAAGGCTGAAAAAGATAGATTACAGTCTGACGCTGCTACTAAGCAAGAGCAGCTTGAGGCTGAAATTGCTAGGCTAGAGCGTGTTGCTAAAGACACCAAAGAGCTTAATCGAGCAGTATCTCTAGTAAAAAAGCAAGTTGGTAAAACTTGGTATGCCTTTAGTGGATCTACCCCAGATGGTTGGGACTGCTCTGGCCTCGTCCTTTGGATGTATGGACAAATAGGATATACGCTAGAGCACCGTGCTTCTATTCAGAAGAACTCTGGTGAACTAGTCAAAGAACCAAAAATTGGAGACATCGTAGCTTTTACCTACAGGGGCTCTAAGTCTGCATACCACGTAGGAATATATCTGGGACCTAATGAGATGATTCATGCTGGTGGCAGACGTGGAGAAAAAACAGAGATAGTTCCAATAAGCTCTTGGGCAAAGGGCAATGGAAATACAATAGTTACCTATACTCGTGTTATTGAAACTAACAACTAGCCTATATTGATTTTGATAGTAAAACAGAGTATAATTTTATATAAACAAAGCAAGGGAAAAAATGAAAAACATATACAAGAGCATTCTACTTTCCATTATTTTTGGAAATATAGTTTCTTTTACAGTAGTTGCATGGACTTTTCCATGGAATACTTACCTTATCGATCCAACCCCATATTACATTGTTCAGGCAGAGGGGCTTGGGCTTCTGATTGCAGCCTGTATCTTTGCTTCTGAATGGATCAAATTTGCAGAAAAGCCAAAACTTTTTAAAATAAGATCTAAGTTTAAAGTTAAAAAATAACACCAAGATAAAAAGATACCCCCAGTTAAATCTGGGGGTTTTCTTTTATAAAAATGTTAAAGACAGTATTTTCTAACCATTAAAGAAACCAAATGGCGAGAACCCAAATACTGTAAATGGAGAAAATCCAAATGGTGCGAAGGCAAAAACAGTATACTCTATGCTAACTGGAAGCTCATACGTGAACAAAGTACCAGAAGCTGGATCCTGAGATCTTACCTTATTATTATTTGAAGCTTCATTGTAGTCTGAGGTATTAAATGCTGTTTCGGTACCAACAACAAACCCGTCAGTAACTATTTGCGTTTTTGCTACATCTCTATCTAGACCAACCAGATTAGAGACAGTTTTCATTCCTTTAGAGGATGACCAAAGACCAAATGAACCAATCATTTTATCCTACGCAGTCAGGTCGCCTATAAGTAGCCACTCGTTAGTGCCAATCTTTGTTAGCACTGCTCCAGAATATCGAGCTGCAATCTTTCTATTTGAATTTTTGCTGTTAAGTGTTACGTTGCTATTGATTGGTGCAACAGAGACTGCCCCAGTGCCATATCTCAAAATTTCAATTTTCTGTCCAATCTTAAATGCTACAGAAGAATTTTCTGGGATATAAATAATAGAGTCAGTAGAGTCAGAGACTCTTAGACTATTTCCTGCATCACCGATCAGAAGTGTGTATGACCCTGCTGAAACAGTGGGTGACTTAAGAATTGCAGAGTCATTTGATGATCTCCATCTGGTGCCATCATAGAACTGAATATCATTAATGGTTGAGCCATCGGCATCTTGCCCAACAAAACAAACCAAACCTGTTACTGGAGATGTAATTGCAGCGTCACGGGCGGATGGTGTGGCAAAGTTATTTATACCAGCCTTATTTTTTACAACTGTTTCAAATGTTACTGATGAATCAGAGCTGAATGTGTGATCTCCAGACCAAGTATAATCTGCACTAGGGCTAGCTACTCCAGAGATTGGTCTCCAGTTTGTACCGTCAAAAATATATGCAACCTTAGATTGCGAGCTTACTGGGTATGTTGTCATTATGCACCAATTTCTTTCCAAGTAGTTGTATCTAAATCATAGACATACATCTTTAGTGGTGATGAATTTTTATCTACCCACAATAGGCCGTCAACTAGATCGGTTACTGGAGCAGAGTTTTGATAAATTGTTGCCTGAACCAATGGTACAGTAGCAGTTGCATCACTTGGCATCCAGATATATCCATCTGCTGGATCCTCTGGCTCTGTGCCATAAGATGACCCAATTCCCAAAGACTCTAGTAAGTTAATCTCGTCTTGCATAACCTTTAGATATCTAGCAAGAGACGGGTTTGGTAAGTTATTAATAGCACCAGATGCTGCTGGGTCAAATGAGGTCGATCCATATAGGAATAGCTTTAGAGCAGCCTGAATATCGGCTGCATCGTCATAGCCAGGAACTTTTGTATTGTATACACCAGTACCATTTAGGGTACCGTCAATATTCTGTGCAGTCATCTTATCACCTTTCTAAATTATACCACAGTCACAAATAGGTGAACTGATTTCTGCCCTGACAGGCTGGTCCAAGCATCTGACTCAAACTCTACCGCATTTATTGTTATTGGTAGAGACAAAATGTCTGTTGGGGATGTTGTTACATCACCAATTGTTATAGAAGAAGCTATTGGATTTTGAGAAATTATAGAATACTGTACGTTAAAATTTGAAGCAGTCAGAGTTGACAGCGGATTGTCGTCACCAGTTACTGACGAAACTGGAATCCAGACCTCTACGCTACCGTCTACAAAAGATAAATCTTCATTAGTACTATAGGTATTTGGTTGTAGCTTAAATAAAGATTTCCATGATAGGCCAGTAGGGGTATTGATGTATTGATAAACCCATTGATATTCATCATCTGATGGCAAAAGATTAACATACATATCATATAGCAATGGTGATTCTGGCAACGTAACCAGGTATGGTTTTCCTTGTCCGTACAGAATTAGACTTCCACGATCTCCACGTTGGCCATAGTCAACAGAGACGTCGATCTTAGAAGGTCCACCAAGTATATTTAAGTTAGCAGATGCTATTGTAGTTTCTACCATTATGCTGCACCAGAAACCTGATCAGTAATTGAAACAGTTCCAGTTAGCAGAGTGTAGACATATGGGTAGCTTCCAGAAACAGTTCTTGAAATCTCTACGTCATAAACGTATTGAATTGCTGGATCCAGGTTTGCTCCCTGTGATGGAGTAATTACACATGCAACATGAGAAAGATCACTGGCAATGGATGCGGTTGCAAGAATCTGAGTTGCCTCTGATCCTCTAGCAGTGGCAATAGTAAACTTAGCTGTACCATTAGCAAGAAAGTCTGTTAGGTCAAATGCCGCACCTGACGCATCTTTCGGGTAAATTTTAAATTCAAGGGTGTCGCCCTTATAGTAAGAAATGTTGTATGTGCCTGGAAATGCCATAACTTATATTATACACTAATATACTGATATATATATAGATTTTAGGGATGCCAACGCATCCAGGTCAGACATAAGTTGTGGAATAATCCCAGCACTCTTATCTAGCTCGGTCTCAATAGTAAGCTGATGAATTATTGACACTTCGTAAGTATGTTGATATTTAAAAGAGCCTACAAAAGTGGTAAAATGCTTTTCTGTTCCTTGAAACAGTGACCTTGCTAAAACCTCTGTGTTTGAGCTAAAAGTTGATATCTCAAAACTATACACAATCTGTATTTGAGAGCCAACGGCTAGTCCTTTAAGATTTATCTTTCTAATTTCTGGATTATAAAGACTTACGGATCCTTCTGGAAGATACTTTTCTTCTTTTGCTGAACTATCTATCCAAAAAGAAACCCAACCATCTATTCCACGGGTGGCACCAATCGGTAGCTGTTTGCTTTCAAAATCATAATATTTTGCCCAGCCAGAATTTTGATTATATGATGGAAAATAAGATTTTCCGTCTTTTCCGTCTTTTCCGTCTTTTCCGTCTTTTCCGTTTTTTCCTGCTGGCCCTGTATCGCCCTTGTCACCCTTTATAGACTCTCCTTGCAATCCTCGGTCGCCCTTTGGTCCTGGAGGCCCTGGTGGACCCTGTGGCCCTGGTACGGCAAAGAATTGAGGATCTTCTGCCTGCTGAGAAGCTTTAACTTTTGAGGCATACCCAGATGAGGGGAAATTTATATTCTGAGAAACAGCCATAACACTATTATCTCATCTTATTCAATGATATATGTACCAGAAATATGAAAATTATCTTGTGTTGATAGGTTTACTGGTACGCTTTTTGTAAAAGGATTTTGCTTACCATTAGATGTAGTGGTAAGAAGAGATAAGATGTCTGACTCTTTTAGAACGTGTCCCAATAACGCATATTCGTCACCAGTAGAGATATCGTGTAAGCAACCGTCAGACATTAGATAGTTAGATTTTGAAGGAAATGGAAGTTTTATGTAATACTGTCCAGAACCAAAATTAGTAATATTATCCATATCCACATCTATTGTAAAGTGACAGATTTTTCCAATAAGATACCACTCACCAGAAAACATTGGTGCTCCGTTGAATGTTGGTTGAGAACCGTTTAGTGTGCCACCCTCAATTATCCAAGTTCCAGCCGATGAGCTTCCAGACTGAGATATTGCTGGGTGTGTAAACCTAGCCATTAATAGCCAGTCTCCAAATTTGTGGCAATTGTAGCTATCTTCAATCCATTATGCTCTGAAATAGCATAAAGAGAATCTGTGCCAGGAAGCTCCCAAGAAATTGCATGGTTTGGGCTAAGTCTGTACCCATAGCTCAAAGCAGAGACATCTTCTGCACCAATATATACATAGCCATCTGAGTTAACATTTTGAATTGTAATATCCATTCCAGAGTGAAGCCCGTTTGGGGTAAGTCTAGTGGCAGATGAGTTGCTTAGAGTATGGAGTACATGTCTTGTAGCCATTATTTATTCACCTTAAATACTTTATTTCCAATTTTGATAATTGGTGGTAGGTTGAAGTTGTTAGTGACTACCTTTATCACTGGCATTATAGTCCACCGCCAGTTACATCGCCCATAACAAGTATTGTTCCTAAGATTGGTGTCCAGACCTGATCTTCAATAATTATTTCTAAATCGAAAGGAAGCTCTGCAACAACAGAACCTGCCCCAGTTCCCCAATTCTTTGTAATATCAGCTTCGGCTACAATATCTATATAACCATCACCAACAACTACTTCTAGCTCGTCTACAACGTCCCCTCTGCTGTCATAAGCAGAAGCTGCATATTCCCATCCATCGGTATCGAATACTGTTACCTCATCGTTATCAAAGAATTGAACACGAAGTTTTGCTGTATCGCCACGGACAACATTCCACTTGACAATCATTGGATTAGATCCAAAATATTCATCAGGGCAGCAGGTAGAATTATTAGTCATAATATCTATATTATACCTCATAAAAATTAAAAAAGACTAGTACCTAGGAGTGGTGGGTATGAGAGACAGTCCTAAGTACTAGTCAAAGAAAATTATATCACAAAAAGATAACAAAAGCTTAGTTATTAAAGAGTTGCAATATCGTTATAAAAAAGTTATCACAAAATGCATCAAAGAGTGTCGAAACGTGCTACAATCTATTATTATTATTTAATATATAAAACTATCTCTAAGCTTTATATTAAGATATCTTATATTATATATATTACTTACTATTTTTACTAATATATTCTAAAAGAACTTCGTACATGTGATCAATCTTTTTATTCATTTCTACACGAAGTTTATCTGCCTCGACCTGCTGAGCTTCTAGTCTATTTACTTGATCCTTTAATGATGAACCGCCATTTGGCTTCAATTCATGCTTGATGTCATCAAAATAGTGTTTGACTAGCCAACGGACTCCAAGTCCAGTCATTGATAGTATTGTTCCGATTGAAACTATGATTCCAGCGATCATTCCAGTAAGTTCTAGAGGGGTCATATGTTTAATTATAATAGATTATTTAAAGATGTGGATAACTATGTGCATAAGAGTAAAGCGGAAAAAATTGGTTTTAAGTCCAGCGGACTAAGCTCGGCGTGATATAGAGATACCCAAATCCACATATGCAAAAAGCCCACTAGTTTCCTAGTGAGCAATTGCGTTAAGGATTATTAATTCTTGTATGCTACTGTATAAACAGCATCTACAATGTTGAACTCTTCTCCATTGTCTACAACTAGTGTAGTTGCGTCTGATAGACCAGCTGCAGTAAGCAACTCGTAAACAGCATCCTTTTGAGTAGGTGCGTGAACTGCGACAATAAATCCACCCTGGTTTAGAACTGCTGATGCCTTATTGATAAATACTGACTGTAGGTCCAATCCATCTTTTCCAGCATATACTGCAGATTCTGGATCATTTGCGTGAACCCCACCATAGTTAAGCTTCTTTAGAATCTCTGGGTAGAACGGTGGTGTAGAAATTACAACATCGAACTTGTCTGAGTTAGAAATACTTGCAACATCTACAATGTGAGCTGTAACATCTACGTTGTGTAGCTCTGCGTTTGCAGTAATGTACTTTTCTGTTGCTGGATCATTGTCATAAGCGTGAACTTCTAGTTCTGGGAAAACAGTCTTAGCAATAATACCAAGCTGTCCAGTACCAGCTCCGAAATCTGCTAGCTTAAGTCCAGCTAGAGAATCTTTCTTATCTAATTCTGTTCTAAGTGCAAGGATTGCAGGAGTTGTTTCTGCAAGAGGCTGATATACATCAGTACCAGTGATGATAGAGAGAGTTTCTCCATTGTCTTTTGTAAAGGTACGTGTAGTTGATCCTGGGATTGAAATAGTCATATAAGAATTATAGCACTTTTTATGGTAAACTAGCTATTATGTCAGAAAATTCGGGGGATGTCAAGTTTTTTGATCTATTTGATCCAAATCAACCTAGGTCAGATAAAGAACTAATAGAGTCAAGATTAGATATATGTAGACAATGTCCTTGGCTCGATAAGAGATTGGTTAAATGTCGTAAATGTGGATGTTTTATGAAGCTTAAGAGTACGCTCAAACAAGCTTCTTGTCCTATAGGTAAATGGTAGATTGCTCTTCGAGCAAAGCCTACGGCTTTTATATACCGTCCGAACTTTAGAAAACATGATATTATATATAAATCACTACAAAAGGAGACAGAATGCGTGATGAAGTTATAGAATTAATGACTAATGTTATTAATAAAATGAATCGTGAGATGGCTATGCAGCATAATCTACCAGAAGATGTTCTAGAAGAACAGATTCTTAATCAAAAGCCACAGCTAGATTATGTAAATGGTCTTTTGTTTGATATACTGCTTGAGCATGGATATATCAATACTAGTCGATAGGGTTATATGTTTGAATTTGGTATTGTTTGTTTAGTTACCGCTGCATTTATCTGGATATGGTATTACACATCATGAAAAAGTTTTTATACGTGCTAGGTGCAGCCATCGTTGCTTATATGTGGATGGCTATGTTCTATTCGCTAGTTAGCTATTTAATATCTTAGTTGTTCTTGCATTTGCAGTTTTCGCATTTGCATTCTTTTTTGATCTCTTCTGGAACTTCCATTTTTTCCTTCTGTTTGCATGCCGAGCAAAACTTATCTAGGAAGATCT